ACGGAAACTCAAAGCGCCATCCTCACTGCACTCGGCCTTAGCCGTACCAGTAGGTTCTGATAGGTTAAATTGCCTAAGCAGAGAAGCCCGGTCAGGGGTTCTTCTGACCACACCAATCTGAAAGAATGATGCTATTATGTTTGCTGATCCTCAGACCGTAACCATTTCCGGTACTGCGATCCCTCTCCCCCGTACGAGTACGGATGGAGCGGAATCCATTTATCGCTCTGCTGATGGACTGACTGTGCTTCGTGCACGTCATTTCTACAACAAGCGAGTCCGGGACGAGGTTCGTGTACAGGTCTCGAAGACTGTACCCGATCCTACGCAGCCGGCCCTCAACCGCGAGGTTGGTGGTACGGTGATGGTTTCGTTCGATTTCTCGAACACCGGTTACACTGCAGCTGACAAGAAGGCTATCTTCGATGGCCTCATTGCGCAGCTCAATGCATCGAGCTCGGCGGTTCTCGTCAAGCTCCTGGGTGGTGAGAGCTAACAACTCTCTCATCTTGTGAGGTGAAGTGACATATAGCTATTGGAAGAATAGGCCCCCAGAAAGGAGCCGTCTTGAAAAGCCTTATGTCATTCTATCAGCTGATTCTCGAGGAACTCGGGAATCGATGCGGCACTAGTACCCAGCAAGATCTTAAAACAATCTTGCAGCGGTTTGAACATGAAGGGATGTCGTTTCTCACGATATCCCTGGCTCGTTTTGGCAAGGACTTTACTAAGGCCCTTGACATTGGACGAGTCGATCCCTCAATGTTTGCTTCTTTTGGCAAACATCTTGGTACCCCCCGATTTCTCGGAGGTTTCCTAGATCAGGTGTTCAACCGTAGGACTGGTGAACTATTGGATAATCCTAGTAGTTCGGCAATCTGGGCGGTACGCCAGCTAACGCTGATGTTCGCCAAGATCAAGTTGGACTGTTCAAATGACAGAACAACGGCCGCGCTACAGAAGTTCATCCAATGTGAGTTGGAGGTGGGCGATGACGATTGGTATTTCCAGCTTAGTGATAAGCTGGACTTTGACCGTATATGTCATCTCCTTGGGCGGGATCTCTGGTCCGAGCTAGACCGTAAGGTCTGGCGAGGGGAGTTCATGCCCAAGCATGGGACTGGTTCCACAGCAAGCGGTACTATAGGTAATGCAAAATACCTACACCGCGAGTGGACCAATCGACTGGAGTCACTGTTTCCTTTTGTAGGAACAGTAACTGCATCCTGGAGTCAGTACGACACCAGCCATGTCACTTTCCACGAACCCGGCCAGGAACCACCTGCTAAGGTGATTACTGTGCCTAAAACGCTAGAAACACCGCGAGTAATCGCGATGGAGCCTGTTCACATGCAATATGTGCAACAAGGCCTTCACGAGTTAATCGTTGAAGGCTATGAGAGAGATGACCTCCTCTCATACTTCATCAGATACGACGGTGCTGGCTCGCAAGAGATAAACCAGCAACTCGCTCGTCAGGGTTCCATAGACGGTTCCCTAGCCACACTTGATTTGAGTGAGGCATCTGATCGTGTTTCTAACAGCTTGATCAAGACCATGCTGACACGCTTTCCTCACGTGAGTGAGGCTGTGCAGGCCAGCAGGTCTCAGAAGGCTGTAATTCCTGAGCTTGGGATAACTCTTGAGCTCAAGAAATTTGCGTCATGGGTTCAGCACTTTGCTTTCCTATGGAGGCCTTGGTCTTCTTGACCGTAGTCTTTGTTGGAATTGAAAAGTGCTTAGGACACCAGCTGTCAAAGAAGGATTTGAAGTCCTTCGTTGGCAGAGTACGCATCTATGGGGATGACATTGTCGTCCCCGTAGAATATGTGCAATCCGTGATTGCCTCACTAGAAAACTTCGGTTTTGTGGTGGGAAAGAACAAGTCTTTCTGGACCGGAAGGTTTAGAGAGAGTTGTGGTAAGGACTGGTACGCAGGAACGGACGTTTCCATCGTTCGAATGCGTGCTGAGTTCCCTACCTCACGGAAGGACGCTGAAGGACTGATATCAACTGTTTCCTTGCGGAATCAGTTGTATCTCGCGGGATTTGATGCCCCCGTGAAGTGGCTCGATTGCTACATCGAGAGGTTAATACCTTTTCCATTCGTGGAAATCACTAGTCCTGTTCTTGGTAGGCTCAGACCAGAAGGTCATCAGACTGACTGGACTGACCCTGACTTGCAACGCCCCATGGTCTGGGGCGCTACGAGTGAGGGACCTCTTCCCCGGAATGAAATAACCGGTTACGAGGCGCTTCTCAAGCACTTCCTCAAGCGTGGGAGCCAACCCATTCTTGATCCGAAGCATTTAGAGCGTTCTGGACGCC